AGAGAGGCATTGCAAGAGGCCTGATATCGATAACTTGCTTAAATCCGTGAAAGACGGGTGCAACGGGGTTGCCTGGATTGATGATTGCCAAGTCGTCGAGGTCTCCGCATTCAAGAAGTACGGAGAGACCCCGGGCGTTGATGTTGAGATTTGTTCGCTTGCTTAGTTAATTAATAAGCAAGAATTCCGCCAGACAATAAAACAATTCCAGAAGCCCAAAACATTACGCAAACAAAGACAACAAAGAATAAAATATAAAACGGGGTGAATGATTGTTTTTGTTCTTTTGAATGTTTCATTTTGTCAAGTCCTGTGATTGAATTGCGCTTTACAGATAAAAACTCGTTTGCATCGTATTCTGACCGGCTCATTTTATTTCTACCCCGCGGTAGAATCTTTTAAAATTTACTCTTTGCACTAGTTTAGTTCCAAGCCTGTAACAATCGCCGAATAATGTCCGGCCCATGAAAGGACATTTGCGAATCGAATTTTTATCAACAGTTAAAATCTCGCCATCGTGCATAACTGTGTCACCGTGCTTAACTAAGCTAATGTGTACGTTTTCGATTGTGTAGTTCATGATTAATGCCTGTGTAGTTAATAAATTTATTCAGCGTTTTGCCAAGCGCCGTTGATACGATGCGCGACCAAGATTATTTCGCCAGAATTTGTGCGCGTTGCTACGTGCGCAATCGTTCCTTGAAAACAGCGGGTTTGCTGCGCAGCGCGTTTTGCGCCTGACAGTGTTTTTGCTGATGTTTCTTTCCATTTTGCGTTCAAGTTAACGAGTGACATTGATTGAGTTTCAGCGATTAAGTACATTTGATGCCCCGTGTGTTGCGTTGTCGATGTGTTAATAGTACGCACAAAAAAGCACACTGTCAAGGGGTGAGTGTGTGAAAGTCACATGCGTTTGAATTTGACCGACGGGCGGTCGGCGTGATATCACACGCGAAGGAATTCAGAACTAACAGGGCCGCACCTGTTTAAACAAAGGCGAGATATGAAACAGCAATGGCCGGCAGATAAGGTCGAACGTAGAAAAATTACAGACTTAATTCCATACGCGCGGAACAGTCGCACGCATTCAGATGCTCAAGTAGCGCAGATCGCGGCAAGCATTAAAGAGTGGGGATTTACAAATCCGATTCTTGTCGATGATTCGGGGCAAATAATCGCGGGGCACGGTCGTGTTTTAGCAGCACGCAAACTCGGCATGAGTGAACTACCCGTGATGGTAGCTAGCGGGTGGACGGAAGCGCAAAAGCGTGCATATGTCATTGCGGATAACAAGCTAGCGCTTAATGCTGGCTGGGACGAGCAGTTCTTAGCGCTCGAACTCTCAGATCTGCGCGGCCTTGGCTTCGACACGAATCTCACAGGATTCAGTCAGGACGAAATCGCGGCATTTATGCCCACTGACCTAGGCGAAGAAAACTTCGACGATAGCAAATACACCAAAAAAATCGACGCCCCGATCTATCAACCCACCGGCGACTGCCCACCTGTCTCAGCCCTGTGCGACCGAACTAAATGCACTCAGCTAACGGTTCAGATTCACCAAAACGACAACCTTCCGCCGGAGATCAAGGAATTTTTGCTTGCAGCCGCTTCCAGACACATTCGCTTCGACTTCGAGCGGATCGCCGAGTTTTATGCCCACGCAGACCCCGACTTGCAGCAACTCATGGAGGACAGTGCGCTCGTTATTATCGATTTCGACAAAGCGATCTCTGGAGGCTACGTAAAACTTTCCCAGGCCATAGGAAAAATCTACGCCAGCGAGAAGGGGGGCGCCCAATGACCCCGGAGAATCGCCGCTTTGCGGTTTTCATTCTTACCCACGGACGAGCCAAGTGTGTCTATACCTACGATGCGCTTCGCAAGCACGGCTACACCGGCGAAATCTACTTGGTATGCGACGATGAGGATAAGCAGATCAATCAATATATCGCGCTCTACGGCCTCGACTCGGTGATCGTCTTCAACAAGCAAGAGGCCATTGACGATACCGACAGCGGCGACAACCTAGGGAAACGCAATAGCGTCGTCTATGCCAGGAATCAGAATTTCAAGATCGCGACCGGTCTCGGGCTTACCCACTTCTGGCAACTTGACGACGACTACAATTATTTTGGCTACGCAACAGACAACGCAGACGAGTACATCACCAAGGACGTCTACACCAAAAAGCTCGACGACCTTTTATTCGCCCTCTGCGACTTCATTGACGAATCTGGCGCCCACTCGGTCGCTATGTCTCAGGGCGGCGACTTTATCGGCGGAGGCGATGGCACTTTCGTCAAGCACATAAAAAGAGGGAAGTTTAGCCGCAAGGTCATGAACTCCTTTCTGTTCCGCGTTGACAGTCCCGTAAAATTTATGGGCCGTATTAACGAGGACGTCAATATGTACGTCGACTGGGGCCGTCGCGGCTACCTCTTCATTACAGTCCCAAGGCTTCGCCTATGGCAAAAAGAAACCCAGGCGAACGCCGGCGGCCTCACTGATATCTATCTTGACCTCGGCACTTACGTCAAAAGTTTTTACAGCGTTCTCTACGCCCCCTCCTGCGTCAGCATCACGGACATGGGGCGCAACGATAGACGAATCCATCACTCGATTTCATGGGCCCACGCCGTCCCCATGATTCTAGACGAGCAGCAGCGCAAACCCAGGCCATTATCGCGTCACACCAGCACAGTCCAGGAGCGATGACCATGGCAAAACTTGAAAAATCGGCCTTAAAAAATCTAAATCATCATGGCGGAGCGCGGCCAGGCTCAGGCCGCAAGCCCTTCGCGCCCGCCGATGCCGAGCGAAAACAGGTGGAAGCCCTATCCGGCTACGGCCTGCCGATTGAACAGATTGCTGTTCTGGTCCGCGATGGCATCGATACCGACACGCTGCGCAAACATTTTGTTCAGGAACTGATCTCTGGCAAAGCCAAAGCTAACGCCCAGGTGGGGAAAACTCTATTCCAGAAGGTGATGGCAGGCGACACGACGGCGGCGATCTGGTGGAGTAAGACTCAGATGCGTTGGGCAGAAACCCAAAAGCATGAGCTAACGGGTGCGGACGGATCTGCAATAAAAACAGAGCACGCAATCGACGTTTCAAAACTGAGCACAGACGCACTCGCGCAAATCGTTGCAGCGCGTAAATCTAACGATGCTGAGTAAAGCTGACTTGATAGCTTGCGAGCGTGAGCTTTGCAGACGTTCGCTCGCAGAGTTTGCAAAGCTGGCATGGCGTGTGCTTGAGCCAGCGGCAGAGCTAAAATGGGGCTGGGCGCTCGATGCGATATGCCAGCATTTAGAAGCTGTTACTGATGGGCGGATCACCCGGCTGCTGATTAATGTACCGCCGGGGTGCATGAAATCGCTATTAACTGGCGTGATATGGCCGGCGTGGGAATGGGGGCCGCGTGGGATGCCATGGCTGCGCTATGTCGGCACGGCGCACGAAGAGCAGCTGGCAATCCGCGACTCTCGCAGATGCAGGGACTTAATCAAGTCGGACTGGTATCAATCGTTATGGCCCGTTGACCTGGCGGCGGACCTGGACGGCAAACGCGAGTTTGGCAACACGGCGAAAGGCGTGCGGCAGGCTCGCTCGTTTACAAGCATGACCGGGGTTCGTGGCGATCGCGTGATTCTTGATGATCCCATCAGCGCATACGCTGCAAACAGTGCAGCAGCACTTGAAGCTGCGAAAGTGGCTTTTTTAGAGACGCTTCCGACTCGCGTCAACAACGACAAATCGGCGATTGTTGTCATTATGCAGCGGCTAAACGAGGCAGACGTGTCGGGCGTCATATTATCGATGGGCCTTCCGTACGTGCACTTGTGTATCCCAATGCGCTACGACCCGACGCGAAAATGCTCTACAAATATTGGTTGGGAAGATCCTCGCACGCAACCCGGTGAGCTGATGTTCCCTGAGCGATTCAGCGAAGCAGCGGTGCGGCAGCTAGAGATCGCGCTGGGCACTTACGGGACGGCTGGCCAGCTACAGCAAGCTCCTGCGCCGCGTGGCGGCGGCATCATTAAAACAGAGTGGTATCGGTATTGGACAACACTGCCAGCGGTAGAGTGGCGCGTTATAACGGCTGACACTGCGCAAAAGACGGGTGAATCTAATGATTACAGCGTGCTGCAATGCTGGGGCAGATCAATTGTCGGCCAGGCAGTGTTAATCGACCAGATACGCGGTAAGTGGGAGTCCCCGGAGTTAATTACGCACGCTCGTGCGTTTTGGGGTAAGCATGCAGGGTGCCGCGCTATGTACGTCGAAGATAAAGTGTCTGGGACGGGGCTGATTCAGACGCTGCGCCGCGAAGGTATGCCCGTTCTGGCAGTGCAGCGCAATAAGGACAAGCTATCCCGTGGTCACGATGCCGCGCCGTTTATTGAGTCTGGGAATGTGCTACTGCCGCGTGATGCGCCGTGGCTGTCGGATTTTCTGGCTGAGTCTGAATCATTCCCAGCTGCAGCGCATGACGATCAGCTTGACCCGATGTTCGACGCTATAAAACTAGTGCAAGAATTACGACAAGACAAGAAAAAAACGTGCTCGCCAATCCCGATAATAAACAGTTGGTAACTTGCGTTTAAATGTTGGTTGATGTTATAAACGCGCCAAAAGGACCTTTACATGTCACGGCAAACTAAAGAGCAGCGATTATCAAGCATTCACGAGGAAGCGCTGCGCGAGTTTGACGATATTCAAAGCGCAATGCGTGATGAGCGTTTGCAATGCTTGCAAGATCGCCGCTTTTGTTCAATTCCCGGCGCCCAATGGGAAGGCAACTTAAGCCAAGAATTTGAAAATAAGCCTAAATTCGAGGTGAATAAAGTACAGGGCGCCGTGATTCGTATTATTAACGAATACAGAAATAACCAGTTCTCTGTTGAGTTTGTTCCGAAGGATGGCTCAAAATCTGATAAAAACGCAGATTTTTGTGCGAAGTTATTCCGTGCGGATTGCAAAGATTCCGCAGCAGATGAGGCACTTGTTAACGCTTTTGAAGAGGGCGTAACAGGAGGCTTTGGCGCGTTGCGTGTTCGCAATGATTACGCAGATGAATATGACGACGAGTCAGACGCTCAGCGGATTTTCATTGAGCCGATTTTCGACGCTGATAGCTCTGTTTTCTTTGACTTGAACGCAAAGAGGCAGGACAAATCAGACGCAAAAAAATGCTGGGTTATTACGGCAATGTCACGCGATTCTTATATTGAAGAATACGGGGACGACCCTTCTGACTGGCCGAAAGATATAGCACAAACTGAATTTGATTGGTCAAGCCCTGATATTGTGTACGTATGCGAGCACTATAGAGTAGAAGAAGCACGCGAAAACGTTTATACATATAAAGGCCTTGACGGCACAGAAACAAAATACACAGACAAAGACTTTTCAGATGATGAAGAGCTCCTCTCTTTTTTAGAGGGGACGGGTCAGCAGTTAATTAAAACGCGCAAAGTAAAACGCAAAAAGATTCGCAAGTTGATTTTAAGCGGCGGCGGTGTTTTAGATGATCTTGGCTATATAGCCGGGAAAAACATTCCTGTAATTCCGTTTTATGCCAAGCGCTGGTATGTTGATAACATCGAGCGCTGTATGGGTCACGTGCGTCTAGCTAAAGATCCGCAGCGGCTCAAGAATATGCAGATCAGCAAAGTTGCGGAAATAGGCGCTAAATCAAGCATTGAGAAGCCAGTGTTCTTCCCGGAGCAAATGGCAGGGCATGAGCGCATGTGGGCAGAAGATAATCGACGCGATTATCCGTACTTGCTAGCAAATCCAGTCGTCGCGGCTGATGGATCTCAGCAGTTAAACGTGCCGCCGCTGACATTTACTAAATCGCCGTCTTTGCCGCCAGCGATGGCCGCTTTGTTGCAGTTAACTGAACAGGATATGGCAGATATCCTTGGCAATTCGCAACAAGCTGAAAAAATGGTCTCGAATATCAGCGGTAAAGCCGTTGAAATGATTCAAGACCGGATCGATGGAAATGCGTTTATCTACATGTCGAACGCTGCGATCATGTATAAACGCCTAGGAGAAGTATGGTTATCAATGGCTAAAGATGTGTACATCGAAGAAGGCCGAAAACTGAAGCTTATTGATGCGCAAGGGAAGACTGATAGCGGGATTCTTATGCGTCCAACTATTAATGAGCAAACGGGTGCTATCGAGTACGAGAACGATATCGATGCGACGGCGTTTGATGTTGATGTTAGCGTCGGCCCCACGTCTCGCAGCAAACGTCAAGCAACGCTGCGCTCACTTGTGAACATGATACAGATTTCGAATGACCCCGAGACTCGATCAGTGCTAACGGGCATGGCAATGCTCAACATGGAAGGCGAGGGAATAAGCGAGGTTCGAGACTTTTTCCGCAAACGCTTGGTGCAAATGGGCGTTATCGAGCCGACGCAAGAAGAACTCGAAAGAATGCAGGCTGAAGCTCAAAACGTGCCTCAAGATCCTAATGCAATATTCTTGCAAGCCGCAGCAGAAGAAGCCATGGCGAAAGCATCGCAAGCTCGTGCGTCTGTCATTAAGACAGTTGCAGACTCGGAGCTTTCTCGGGCTAAGACAATCGAAACAATGTCTAAGGTTGACACGGAAGCGCAGCAGCAGGCGATAAAAATGACTGAGTTTATTGGCGGGAATCTGGGCGAGCCTGGGCAGATCCAGCAGCCTGAGATTACGCCGCCGATGCAGTGATTAACGGCTACCGCGCAGCCGATGATGCGCGAGAGGGGACGATATGTTGATTGAAAACGACGGCGAAGAGCAACAAAATCAAACTATTGATCTTGATGATGATGCAATCGATGATGAGCAAATAAGCGACGCTGAGGACAAATCCGGCGAGCAAGAGCAATCAGATGATCAAGAATCAGATCAGATTGATGATGAGATTGTTGTCTCGATTGGCGACGAAGCTCCGAAAGAGCCAGAACTGCCAGCGCCGAAGTGGGTGCGAGAGTTACGCAAGAGTCAGCGCGAGTTAATCAGAGAGAATCGCGAGCTTAAAGCGCGGATTGAGACTGCATCGAGCACTGAGATAAAGCCAGTGCCGACGCTGGGTCAAAAGCCAACGCTCGAAAATTGCGATTATGACTCGGAGGCTTACGAGACCAAACTTGCGGAATGGTACGAACAAAAACGCGCACACGATGATGCCGAAGCGCAGGCTAAGGCAAAGTTAGAAGCGCAGGAACGTGCGTATCGAGACAAATTGCAAGCTTATGCAGCGGCTAAAGCGTCTCTAAAAGTTCGTGATTTTGAAGATGCAGAGGATCAGGTCCGGGAAAAATTTTCTATCTTGCAGCAAAACGTGCTGCTTGACGGATCAGATAATCCGGCAGTGTTGGTCTACGCGCTCGGGAAAAATCCAGAACATGCAGCAAAACTTGCAGCAATCGACAACCCCGTAAAGCTTGCCTTCGCTCTTGGCAAACTTGAAAAGGATTTAAAAGTGAGCACTAGAACAAAACAGGCACCACCGCCTGATAAATCGGTGAGTGGAACGGGAAGAATTACAGGGTCGGTTAATTCTAAATTAGAAGAGCTTCGTGCAATCGCTGAAAAAAGCAACGATTACTCGGCGGTTCTTGCGTACAAGCGACAAATGAAACTTAAACAGAGCAAGGGCAAATAATGTCTAATCAATTTTCAAAAGAAGAACGCGTCGCGTTTGAAAACATCCTGGAGGGCTTTAATGATGCCCTGGTAATGTCTAAGAACGTAACGATTGAGCGACTCGATCAGGTCGAGATGGAGCGTTCTAACAATGTGTTATGGCGCCCCATGCCGTATATCATGGCGTCTTATGACGGCACTGATGCAACTGCTAACTTTAAAAACGTGACTCAGTTGTCCGTCCCAATGACTATCGGCTTTAAGAAACACGTGCCTTGGTCTATGAGCGCAACTGAATTGCGGGATGCTGTGCAAGAAGGCAGAATCGGCGACGGTGCAAAGCAACGCATTGCGACTGATATTAACATTGCAACGCTTAACGTAGCAGCTAACCAGGGAACCTTGTTTGTCAAACGCACCAGCGCGGCATCTGGCTTTGACGATATCGCGCAATGCGATGCTATTTTTAACGAACAAGGAATCCCGCAAAATGATCGTTATATCGCGTTGAATACTCGCGACTATAACAATATGGCGAGCAACCTTGCGACCTCGACTCGCTCATTCGGTAACGCTACGAGTGATCAGGCATTGCGTCAAGCATATGTCGGGAATGTTGCATCGTTTGAAACGTATAAGCTTGACTACGGCGTTCGCAAAACCGCAGCGGCTGGCGGTGCTGGCATAACGATTAATACTTTAGTTGCGGGCGCTAACTTTTACGCCCCACGCGCAACTAGCGTATCGGTTACCGGTGAAACTTCAAACGTTGACAACCGCTTTCAGACTGTGACTGTATCTAGCACAGCTAACGTCGCGGCTGGCGATGCGTTCACGATTGCAAACTGTGAAGCAGTTCATCACATTGCAAAAACCTCGACGGGCCAGCTTAAAACGTTCCGGGTCATGCAAGTATTGACCGGGACGACCATGGTCATTTCCCCGCCGATCATCAGCGGCCAGGGTGGCACGGCTGCCGAAATTCAGTATCAAAACTGCACGTTTACGGCTACGGCATCGAATGCGGCAATCGTGTTTTTGAACACTGTCACGGCATCGATTAACCCATTTTGGCAAAAAGACGCGATCGGGATTTTGCCAGGACGTTTAGCATTGCCTACCGATGGTGGCTTAGCTGTAATTCGTGGCAGCACGGATCAAGGCCTAGAGGTTGCGATGAGCAAGCAAACTGACATCAACACTTTATTGACTTTCTACCGCGTAGACTGTCACTTCGGCGTTGTTAATAAGCAGCCGCAAATGACTGGCGTCATTATGTTTGGCCAGACTTAATCTGCAATAATTGACAACCAAAAGGAATAAATCATGCTATTAGCGCCAAAAGGGACTGTTAACGTAACTCTCACCGCAGGGGAATCGATTGCAGTTTTAAGCCAGGGTTATGCAGACGTTTCGCGAGTGATCGGGTTCCCGAACTATCCCGACCAGATTCAGTATTTGGGCAGCGTCAATAACTCGCAAGTAGTGTTCGGGCCGTATGCATCGGGTGCGACGATTGTCATTGAAGCATCTGGCGGCGTGCCGGTTCAATATGAAACTGGAACCGCGCCTACTGTTAAGCAAATTGGTCGTTCAGCAGGTCAAGGCGTTACAGTTTCAACTGTAAATGCGACTGCAACTTTAACGCCAGCCAATTTGATCGGAAGAATGATCACGTCAACAACGGCAGCGGCTGTTACGGGGACACTCCCGACCGGGGCGATTTTAGAAGCAGCATCTGATTTTGACACTAGCAATGAAATAAATTGGACGGTTCAAAATCTTGGCGCGACTAATGCTTTTACTGTTGCGGCGGCAGCATCTGGGCATACTGTAAGCGGTAATATGACCGTTGCTGCTTCATCATCGGGATCGTTTTCAACTGTTCGCACTGGGGCATCTACGTTTGTCACGTACCGCACCTAGCGGTTTAGCCCGGGGGTTTCGGCTCCCGGGTTTTTTTAAAGATCCGTAGTGAGGAATCGATGCCGCTAAAAAAAGGCTATAGTAAAAAAAGCGTATCGGCTAACATTTCAAGCGAGATGAAGGCAGGCAAGCCGCAAAAACAGGCGGTGGCCATTGCGTTATCAACTGCAAGGACTGCGGCGATGAAGGCTGGGAAGCCCAGTAAGGCGCCGGCTAAAAAGGGCAAGTAATGAGTGATTACCCTATTTTTGTCTATAGGAAAGCTGAAAAGCAACGGGAAGATGGCAGCGCGTTTGATACAAAAACCATCGTTAATGATTATGAGCTGGCTGACGCTATTTTGACGGGGTGGCATTATGACGTTTTATCGGCGCTCTCGCCAGAGGATAAGCCTTCAGCAGGCGCTGATAATGTTGTTAATCCTGCGGATGATAACTTACCGCCAACCCGCGATGAGTTAGAGTTAAAAGCGTCTGAGTTAGGGTTAAAGTTTGACGGTCGGACTTCGGACAGAAAACTCGCTGCGATGATTGATGAAGCCCTAAGGGGATAGTTATGTCTTACACAAAGCGGCAATTCGTAACTGCGGCATTTGAAGAAGTAGGCCTTGCATCTTACGCATTTGATCTGCACCCGGAGCAGTTAGACAGTGCTTTGCGTAAACTTGACGCGATGATGGCGACGTGGAACGGGCTTGGCATTCGATTATCTTATCCGCTCACAGGTAGCCCAGAGAATAGCAATATTGATGCAGAAACTACGGTGCCGGATTCTGCAAATGAAGCGATTATCTTCAACCTAGCGGTTAGGCTCGCGTCATCAATTGGGAAAACTGCATCAATTGATACAAGGATTGCAGCTAAACGTGCGTATGATGTTCTGTTAGCACGTGCCGCCACTCCGTTAGAGATGAGTTTGCCGGATGACCTGCCGGCTGGCGCTGGAAGTAAGCCGTGGCGTCGCGGGCAGCAGTACATCTACAAAACAGATCCGGGCTTAGCAATTGGCAATGACGGCTATCTAAATCTTAACTAAAGCATGACTACACTAAATCAGCTTTCTAGCGCAGACTCATTGTCTGACAGCGACCTTTTCCTTATTTACAGCTCAACTAATGGAGATGACCGGAAAGTCTCCGGTAGCGTATTGAAAAGCTTTGTGTTGTCTAATGCTTCGGTTGCAGATGACAAGATCACGCAGTATGCCGCGCCGTCTGCCACGGGGTTCTCAATTACAGTACTCAACGGATCTAGTAGCGTATGGCTTATCATTTCGCCAACCGGCGCATTTGCCGCTGGCACGTTGATTTTACCAGCCGTTGCAAATTGCGTTGACAAACAAGAGTTATTAGTGAACTGCACGCAGGCTGTAACTGCTTTAACAATCAACGCGAACGGTGCGACTATAACCGGCGCCCCAACTACATTGGCCGCAAATGGCTTTTTTAGATTGCGCTTTGATGCTTTAGCGGACGTTTGGTACCGAGTGGGATGAGGACAAAAAAATGCAAGATTTGATTAAATCAAGAGATGGCGTGCTGCGCCTCAATAAACCGGTTTCAGGCGAAGCATATGCCGAGGTTGTCTCTGCGCTTTCATCTAATATAACAACAAAATTTAGAGACGCATTCGAGTCCTATAATCCAAATAATGGTACATGGTCTGAAATTAAAGGCACTGGTGACTTAGTCTATGTAGACGGCAACGCTGCCGCAGCGTCTTATTTAGTTATTAGCAAGGACCCACTATCGCAAGGCACAGAAACGTCTATCGAGACAAACGCTAGATTTACGCTCCCAGTCGAGGTTGCGGTTGGGGTTAGCATGTCTCAACGCACGCTCGGGCAAGAATTTAGCCTGGAAATGGTCGACACGGAGGACCCTTTACCTGATGTTGGTGACATTCAGATTTTGTCAATATCGCAAGCAACGACGACCTTAACAGTTGACACCATATTGCCTCATGGATTAAGTGTTGGAAAAAGCATTGGCATTCGAGGATGTTCGGATGTTCGCGCTAATTATCCTGCTGTTGTTGTTGCGACTGTACCGAGCCCGACTCAATTTACAGTTACAGCAGGGCCAAACGGCGCGTTACCATCTGTGACGATTGCAAACCCAGCCGGGGCGAAGGGATTTGTGTTTTTTAGAGAGCGTCTTGGCAGGGCTCAAAACGGGGTGTCTCAGATATTCGAAAACGCAACAGTAACGAATAGTTCTCTTTATATTCGCTCAGAGTCTGGCGATGCGTTGCCGTCCGGGACTATCGCAGCATCGCATAGCGTAACAATTGGAACGACTGCATCAGTCGCGCTAGTCTCCGCGCCATATCAGTATTCTTTCACGCCTACCAATGAATTTAGGTTTGCAGTGCAGGCGGACAGGACGCAGTGGTCTGATTCTGCTGTTGATTCGTTAGCACAAAGCACTAATAGGCTGCTTAGAACGCAAGTCTGCCCAAATCCGTCCGTAAATTACAAATTTAGAATTCGCGCGGTTAATAATAAATCTCTGACGGTCCCCGTAGCTCAAATAGTCTCGGCTGTGAAAACAGGCACGACGACCGCAACAATAACGACTGACCTGCCTCACGGGTTAGCAGCTAATGATGCGGTGACAATTTACGGCATTAGAGATCAAACTAACTTCCCTAACTTAACAACGACTAACTCGGTCGCGTCTGTAATTGATTCAACGACTTTTACTATTGTTATAGGAGCCGCAGTCACTGCGACATCGTTCGGTGGATATGTTGCAAAGATTAATGGCACGCATCTTCCGTCCGCGCTTGGTGCTGTAACAATGGCGGCGCAATCTGTTGCGCTTTCTACTTTGTCAGACGGGACAAGGCAACTTGTCGTTACCGGGTCTGCGGCATGGGCCGGATTGTCAATCGGAGATCTTGTGAACCTTGTCGGTGTGCGAGACAACACGACCGGCGCAACGCTTAATGTTGACGGCGCGTGGAAAGTAGCAAATACCGTCACCACAACAATGACGCTTGTTTTGCCGTTTCCAGAGAGCTTGAGCCTCCCTGTTGACTTTGTGTCTACGAACTGCGGCGGGGGGGTAATTAAGCGCACAGATATGCGCATTAGTTATGTCAGGGTTTTCGATTATGAACGTGACCGAGTAGAGGTGCTGCCCCGCCCTGCTAGTGATATTTCTGGGAGCATCCCGGTTGCGATTCAAGGCGGGACGCTGCCTGCCGTTACAACCGTGACGACTGTTTCTACAGTTACGACTGCGGGCACTCCTACTGCGCCAACGGCCTACTTTCTAAACTCAGCGGCTGGGACGAACGGCGCACTTATCGCGGCTGGAAGCATTGGAGTGCAGGCATTTTTCGCTAATAATGTCGGCGCGTCCGATGCTTTCGTGAAACTTTACAATAAAGCGACGGCGCCGACGGTAGGGACAGACGTTCCCGAAATGGTTATTAAAGTGCCAGCAGGCGGGCAAGTCGAGGTGTCGCCAGGATTTAACGGCTATCGTTTTGGCCTCGGTCTCGGGATTGCAATAACCGGGCTTTCTGCCGACACAGACACGACCGCTGTCGCTGCCGGTCAAGTAAAAGTAAAACTTTCTAGGACCGTGTGACATGGCAACCTATACAATCGTAGAAGCAACCCCGATTTATTACATTATTGACGTTGAATTTTCGGGGTTTGTGTTTCGGCAGCTTATAGCATCCGATCTGCTAAACGGTAATCTAGATGCGATGCTGCAACAATATGCAGATAAGTATGAAACCGATTATCTCGCAATGCAGCCACAGCTAGATCCAGCATAATGACTGCGGCCAAAGATCCAAGGCTCACTAGATTAGGCGTGCAAGGCTTTAACAAGCCAAAACGCACGCCGTCTCATCCCACAAAGTCGCATGTTGTGGTCGCGAAAGAAGGCGACAAGATCAAAACGATCAGATTCGGCCAGCAAGGTGTTAGCGGATCACCTGCAAAGCCAGGGGAAAGTGCTGCGGACAAAGCTCGGCGCAAATCGTTTAAAGCGCGGCATGCTGCAAACATCGCTAAAGGCAAGATGAGTGCAGCATGGTGGGCTGATAAAGTCAAATGGGCGCTCTTGCCATGTGCTTTTATTTATGCAAGCTGGATCTGGCAAATCATTCTAGAGTGGGTATAAATGCGCATACCTATTTTGTCCGGTGCATACACTGACGCGGCGGCCAATTTCCGCGTGTCCTATCCTGTAAATTATTTTGTAAGCGTTGGTCAAAACGGGATTAGTGATGCTTACCTTCGGCCTGCGGATGGTCTAGTACAAGTAGGCACAGGCCCAGGCGTTAGCAGGGGCGCAATCGAGTGGAATGGCGAGCATTACCGCGTCATGGGGCCAATGCTTGTCAAGATATCAAGTTCAGGATTAGTGACGCAGCTTGGCTTTGTCGGCGGGTTTAATGAGCCCGTAAAAATGGATTACAGTTTTGACAGGCTGGCGATTGCATCAGTCGGCAATCTGTACTATTACGACGGGACCACGCTTTCGCAAGTTACTGACCCTGACTTGGGTCAGGTGATAGATGTTGTATTTGTTGACGGCTACTTTATGACAACAGATGGCCAGTCTATTGTTGTCACTGAGTTAAGCAATCCAGCGCAAGTAAACCCGTTGAAGTACGGATCATCAGAAGCAGATCCAGATCGTTTGGTCAGTATTTTAAAAGTCAGGAACGAGCCACACGCAATAAACCTGCACACTATCGAAGCATTTGACAACGTTGGCGGTGATTATTTCCCGTTTCAGCGCATCGAGGGTGCGCAAATCATGAAAGGATGCGTGGGTTCGCGTGCATGCTGCCTTTTTGTTGATGCGATCGCGTTTGTCGGATCTGGTCGCGGTGAGTCTCCGTCCGTGTACATTGGCGCCAATGGCCGCGCTCAACAAATCAGCACTAACGAAATAGACCTGGTTTTGTCTGCATACTCAGACGCAGAGCTAGCAAATGTTGTCCTAGAGCCACGGAACAACAAATCACAGCAATTGTTATACGTGCATTTGCCAGACCGAACGCTAGTTTATGATGCGACTGCTTCGCAAATTGTAGGCGCCCCGGTCTGGTCAGTGCTAACTAGCACTCTCGGGGAAAGCTTTACACAATACAAGGCGCGGGATTTTGTGTGGTGCCATGGTAAGTGGTGGGCGGGCGATCCTACGTCTAACGTATTCGGCACGCTGACTGATAGCATCGGTTCGCATTGGGGTGCTAACGTGCGGTGGGAGTTTTCGACGCCGATTGTGTATAACGCAGGTAAAGGCGCGATTATTCATCAAATAGAACTTTCTGCATTAACCGGTCGGGTGGTGTCTGGATTAGATCCAACATTGAGCACGTCTTACTCGACTGATGGCATCACTTGGAGTAACACAAGGCACATAAAAGCTGGCCAACAAGGCGAAAGAATGAAAAGGCTAGTGTGGTGGCAGAATGGATTTATGCGTTCATGGAGGGTTCAGCGCTTCCAGGGCGACACTCAAACGCATTTATCAGTCGCGGCACTAGAAGCTGAGATTGAAGGCTTGGCCGTGTAATGGCAAAGCTCAAGTTATCACGGGATCAGTTAGCCACATTTTTAAAAGATCCTGAGCAGATAAAACAGTTTGAAAAGTTGTTTTCTACTGTAGACCAATCGTCTGCAGTAACTTTGCCTGATATTTTTTCAATTATTGAAGGCGCGAAGGCTCAGACAGAAACGGCATCCGCACTTATTCAATCGCTGCGCGAAGGCATCGAATCGTCAAGCGCAGCAGTTTATGCCAGGGTTGAGCAACTGTCTGCAAAATTAACCGAACTTGATTTATTGATTGCGTCTGATAATAGTGAAGCTCGTTACAATGAAGTTCTCGGGCTATTGCAAGCGATCAGATATGAAATAGATGGCATTAGGTCGCTATCAATTGCACAAGATCCTCCAAAGCGGGTTAGAGTCGGCAACTTTTACGATACGACAACGCAAACAGCAGCGGCGATTAATACGGCCTACGCACTGACTTTTAATACAACCGATCTGAGCGATGGCGTATATATTGGGTCCCCTACTTCTCGCGTCTACGTTGACACCGAGGCAATTTACAACCTGCAATTTTCAATTCAGCTAGACAATACAAGTGGCGGTAACCATCTAGCTTTTTTGTGGTATAGGATAAATGGGGTCGATGTCGCAAATTCTGCAAGTCAAGTAAGGCTTAAAGGAACTGACGGAGAGCTAGTTGCGGCATGGAACTTTGTCACCAGACTTAAAGGCGGTGATTATGCTGAGCTTATGTATTCGGTTAGTGATACTGCCGTTCAAGTGGTTGCACAAGCAGCAGCGGCGCCAGTTCCCGCAATCCCTAGCGTAATTTTAAGCGTTACTACTGTTTGAGGTGTTATAAATGGCAACCATTAGAAAGGTGCTGCTAGATTCTAAGTATTTAGAGAATACTCAGACGACGCAATACACAGCGACAAATTGTCGGACGACTATTTTAAAAGCCACGGTTACTAATAACGACACCGTGAACAGAACTTTGTCAGTAAACCTTGTGCCTCCGAGCGGAACCGCTAGCAATACAAACAGATTCATAGTGACTAAAACTATCGTGCCAGGTGAAACATATTTGTGCCCCGAGCTTGTTGGGCAGGGCATAGAATCTGGCGGTTTTATTTCAACGCTTGCAAGCGCTGCTTCCGCATTGTCGATGCGTATCACAGGGCAAGAGGATACCTAACATGAAGTTTGGCCCTATTGAGTTCATATCATCAAAAATGAATGGCTTAGAAGAATCTGAGCCATTCCCGACTCCTGCCGAGAACAAGCGCAACACGCAAACTGTCATCGCGAACTGGCAGCTTGGCCCATTAAAGCCTTCAGTCGATCCAAAGGCAAATGGGGAATATTGGGCAAAATTGGCAAAAACTTGGCAAATTAGTACACCAGAGGCCAGGCGTCGGTTTTGTGCGAACTGTGAATACTTTCACAACGACCCGCTAACGCAGGCAAAAATGGAACGCATCCCGCAGAATCAATATGACGTCGATGCGGGGGGGCGTGGGTACTGTGAAAAGTTTGACTTTATTTGTCATAACTTGCGCGTGTGTCAGGCTTGGGAAGATCGAGAGGAGGATTAACAATGCCAGCTGGCGCTCCATCGCCTTACGCTCTTGCGTTTGGTAAATATAAACGCGAGGGATACGATCTTTCCGCGCCGCCTGTTTCTGTAGTGGTTAACAGAGACCCAAGAACAGGGGCAATAAGAGGAACTAGCCCCCTCCCCATGCCAGATACATCAGGCGTAGCTAAGACTGGCCGTATAGTTTCAGTTACGCCAGAAAACTACGCTAGGTCATTTGTTGGCCCGGAAAGATCTGGAGGCCAAGAAGCCGGAGGCGGCCAAGCGTTATTCATTCACCCTCAAACAAAACAATGGGTGCGCTTTTCAGAATTGCCAGTTGGCTCGGACGGGTTGCGGCAATCAATCGGGCAGCAAGATGGCAATCCATACGTTAACCGATTTGGGACTATTGATATCGCTCATAGACCAGAGGAGTCCGCCTGGGTTGAATTCAGGAACTCGGTCGCTCCTATGCTCGGCGTTGCGGCTCCTCTGGCGGCCGCCGCACTGTTACCTGCCGCAGCCGCAGGAGCACTAGGATCTGGCGCAGGTACCGCAGCGGCTGCCGCGCCAGAGGTGGCCTCTGGACTGTTCGCCGGTGGTGTTGAGTCAGCCGCAGCCGGTGGCGGGGGATATTTAAGTGGCGGCGGGGCATTGGGGTTTGGAGGCGCGACAGGCGCAGGCGCATTGCCTGGATTCGCCGCGCCTACGTTAACGGGGGCACAAGTGGCAGGAACTAGCGGAGGTTTATCTGGGTTAATGTCTTGGCTCGGCTCGCCCACCGGCCAGGCGGTTTCGCAGCTCGGAAGCGCAGCATTACAGGGGATTTCTGCGCAGCGTGCAGCCGGGCAGCAAACTGCCGCCGCACAAGCTGGCATTGATGAGCAGCGTAGACAATTTGAGGCTATGCGTGCTGGTCTCGCTCCATTCCAGCAAGCTGGAACACAGGCGCTCGGCGGTTTCGCTCCGTTTCAGCAAGCAGGGTTACAAGCATTTCAGCAGCAGCAGGCATTAGCAGGGCTGCAAGGTCAGCAAGCGCAACAGCAGGCAATCGGTGCCCTTGAATCGTCACCGCTCTATCAGTNACTAGCAAAGCAAG